TAATAAGTATAATTCTTTTTTCTTTTCGTTCTCTGCAATTAAATGTTCATATAAAGTGACTGGATGACGAATCGATAACCCACTCATTACTATTTGAGTTTCTGGATTTTTATAAGTGAAGTTGTCATTTACAATTAAACCCTCTTCTAAGACAGTAATACCATTGGAGAGTTGAATTTTATTCGTCTCGTAGTGGTGTATTTCATTTCTGACATCAATATCTGGATAATGTCTTTGAATATAGTCCCACATTTCATTGTTTGTTAATGGCCATTGATCATATACATTTGTAATGTTATTGCATAGTAAAATAATCCAATCATATGCTGGGTCACCATAATACTGATATGAAATAGTTTCTGGTCTATCTCCTTCTTCAATAAGGATTGGAGTAAAGAGTAGGAATTCTTTTTGTAGGTTATTTGCAAGAGTTACATTTCTGAATATATTTTTTACTTTTACATATGGGTGCTTATTACCTTCGGATGGACCCATACGGACCCATACATCTGGTAAATGACTAAAGTAAAATTTATCATTATTTGCCATTTATCTTCCTCCTAGTTGTGCTTTCTTAGCACCACCAAAACTTGCCTTGGTTAACATTGCAGTTTCTCTAAATTGTAGGTCTAGTTGGTAAGAAAGAACACCTCTGTCCTGCTTACTATCTCCATCTGTACCTTTTAGTGGTTGATAACTTCCATCAGGAGTATAGTTGATACTCATATTTTCTAACACACAGTATGTTGGGAATGAAACTAGTGTAGAAATTTGTCTAGTTGATTTTTCTGATGGATTATCACTTGGTTGAACTCTAATTAATTCTAATTTGAAGAAATCTGGAATTAATAACCAACGTTCAGAACTAATATTTGGATCTTTATAATTAAATTTTGCAGATGCTGGTGTTGCACCAGCAGAAGACTGATTCTGTGTTCCTTGTGCATTCTGTGCTGCAGCAGTCGTCTCATTAAACTCATCAGCACCTGCACCTGCAATACCTGGATGCATTGCAAATTTCAATGAATGTAAAATATTTCGGATCATAGCAATGTCACTTTCTGTATTGACTGTCAGTTTGAAAGAGAATGAATGTGATCTAAAATCTGTACCTTGATAGGTCAATTCTTTATATGGGTTTAGGATTGCACCTTTGGTCAATTGAGATATAGTATTTGCATTTACTTGACCTCCAACCCCAGCAATATTTGCAACTGCACTAACTGCAGATGCCATTGCTGCTAGACCTGCTTCGGGTTTTAGTCCATTTGCTGCATCTTTTAGTTGTGCTGCCATGGATGCTGTATCACCTCTTTGATTTAACATTCCAATTGCTGCAGCACCGAGCATTCCAATAGAATCTACGTTGTATCCTTGTTGGAATGTTTCTGACAGTTGATGTGGCATGTATAAGAAGATTATATCACCAATAGCATCTTTTACTTTTTCTCCTGCAATAAAACTTCCACCAACACCTCCACCACTATTTCTCCCTACATAGTTAGAGTAAGATGCTGATTCTGATTTAATAACTGTTATTTTTAGATAGTCGTGAGATTCATTGAAGATAGCAGTTTTTTCTATCTTGTTTTCAGCATTTTTAAACGATATATCATTTATGTCTGGATAATAGAATACATTCATTGTTATGTCTTATACAGGAAAATATTTGCCATCATATCCCAAAAAATATAAAGGTGACATCACTAACATTATTTATAGGAGTTTATGGGAACGTAAATTCATGGTTTATTGTGATTTGAACGAACATGTACTTGAATGGGCATCTGAAGAAATCATAATCCCATATCGTTCTCCTGTTGATGGAAAAGTGCATCGTTATTATCCTGACTTTTACGTTAAGGTTAAAAATAATTCTGGCATAAAAGTTTATATTGTTGAGATCAAACCCAAAAAACAGACTTTAGAACCAAAACCACCTAAGAGAAAAACAAAACAGTATATTAATGAAGTCTTTCAATACACTAGAAATCAAGCAAAGTGGAAAGCAGCTCGTGAATGGTGTGCAGATAGAAATTATGAATTTAAAGTTTTAACAGAAGTAGAACTAAAGATATGACACTCTACGAACAAATCAAAAAAGAAATGAAAGGGTTCGGTAAGTCGAATGATTGGTACAGAGATTGGTTATTTTCAAAAGTTAGTGGTCATTACACCACTGAACCAAAACCAGGGCAAATGTTATTCTTCTCTTATCAAGCATTTACTGCAGATCGATTAAAATGGTATGACAAGTATCCACTAGTCATGGTAAGTGAAACAACTGAACAGCATTTCATAGGTGGAAACTTACATTATGTTTCTCCTATTTTAAGAAGATCTATAGGAAAACATTTTCAAAATGGTGGTATGGAATATCCTATTAAGATGCATCATAAATACTTACGGATTTATGTAAATTCTCCACTATTTGTTATTGATGAATCTGAGTGGGCAGACATTGGATTAATACCAGTTGAGCATTTTGTTAAAGTTGAAAATGGGAGAACGGTAAAGGTGTCATCCTCTCAAGTTTGGAACGATTAAATGGCATATAACAAATTTGATGAATTTGTATCTTATGTTGCTGGAGATAGAAAATGGAATCCAGCAACAAGTAACTTATATGGAATTGATTTAAACATTCCAAATAGTACTATATTGGATAAAGTCGGTACTAATGCAAAAGACTTAAATCGATCCATAAATTTATTGGCAATGGAAGTTACTATTCCAAGTAGACAGCTGACAACGATTGAATCTAGGTCTTTTGGTACTATGATGCGTTATGTCAGTGGAACAAGTTTTTCAGAGATCACCATTAGTTTCTTAATGACAAAAGATTTATGGGTAAGAGTCTTTTTTGAGAGATGGATGAATTATACAACAGATGATGCCTCTTCATTTGTTATGATTCCTTCAGGATATAAGGGTACTATTAGAGTTTCTAAATGGGAAACTGGATCTAATGTAGTATTGAGAAAGAAGGATGATCAAGGACGAGTGATTGGTTCTACTCGTCTTAAGACAAATACTGGAAACTGGATTATTGAAGGTGCATTTCCATTTAATATCAGCACCATGACTTTAAATAACGAAGAAACCAATCTATTAAAGTGTGATGTTTCTTTTTATTATGATCGTTATAGAATGGATAATACAGGTGGGGGTGGAGTAGATGGTCTTTCTGGTGGAGATAAATTCCTTGATGATAATAATTCATTGAGCACATATTTAAGTAGTATTAATAGTGTTCTTTCAAATACTGCTGTTGGAACTGGTACTGTCAGTTATGAGTGATAAATAATTTTAATGAAATGTATTTGGAGTAATTATGCCTTTACCTAAATTATCTGTTCCTGAATATGAATTGGAACTACCTTCAACAGGAGAAAAAGTTAAGTATAGACCATTCCTAGTTCGTGAAGAGAAAATTTTATTCATGGCAATGGAATCTCAGGATGAAAAGGAAATGGTTTCTTCTGTGAAGAATATTATCAAAAACTGTACTAATCTTAAGAGAAAAGTTGAAGAACTAGCAACATTTGAAATTGAATACCTCTTTCTTAAGATTCGTGCAAAGTCTGTGGGTGAGACTTCAACATTCATGATTACATGCCCTGATGATGGTGAAACTCAAGTGGAAGTGAAGGTAGATCTTGATGATGTTGAATTGGAAATGAATGATAATCACAGCAGAAAAATTCTGCTAGATGATAATGTAGGTGTCTTGATGAGGTATCCTTCTCTGGATACATTTGTTAAACTAAACTTAACCAATGAAGAAGAACCTTCAATGGATAATATGTTTGAACTTGCTGCATCTTCTATCGATCAAATTTTTGATGGTGAAGAAGTTTGGGAATGCAAGTCAACACCTAAAAAAGAAATCATGGAATTTCTTGAGAGTATGAATAGTGAGCAATTCCAGAAGATTCAATCTTTCTTTGAGACTATGCCAAAACTTAAAAAAGTTTTGGCAGTTAAGAATCCCAAAACAGGAGTTGAGAGTGAGGTTGTACTTGAGGGTCTAGCAGCTTTTTTCGCATAGCCCTGTTGCATGATAGTTTGGGTAATTATTACAAGACTAATTTTGCCCTCATGCAACATCATAAGTACAGTCTTACAGAACTAGAAGATATGATACCTTGGGAAAGAGACATCTATGTAAGGATGTTGATGAAGTGGTTGAAAGAAGAAGAACAAAGGCAACGTTCTCAACAAGCACAAGGTAGAATTTCACTCTAATGGCAGAAGTAAAAGTAAGACCATATTTAACTATTCGTCCCACTCCCATCAAAACTGGGGGTGGGATGTCTGCGTATTACTTTGCTACTGTAAAAGGTATCAATAGAATGGGTGGAGTGGTTGAATCTATAGGTAAACACTTAGAAACAACCAATAAGTTATTCACATTCAGAAATGAATTTCTTATTCAAAGTCAAGCACAGCGTATCAAACTAGAGCAGAAAGGTATCAAGCTTGATGAACTAGAAGAGAAGAAAGCAGAAGATAAAAATAGAAAATGGTGGAGAAAATTCTTAGATAAGAAATCAGAAGAGGAATCGGAGAAGCAAACAAAGAAACCAGGAAGTGCTATAGATGCAACTTCAAAGGTAGTTAAAAAAGCAATATCTCCATTAAAGAAATTCTTTCAGCAATTTGCATCATTATTTGAAGCATTTATTAGATTAACCGTTGTCCCTGCTGTATTGGGATGGATTGCTGGTGCGGATAATGATAAGTTAGCACGATTTATAGGTAACATATTAAAGGTATTCAATTTTGTACGAAAACTAGTTGGATTTGGTATTGGTACATTATTGGATGGTTTAACAAATTTATTTGGTGGATTTGATAAACTTAAAAGTGGAAACCTATTAGGTGGTCTACAAGGACCACTGGGTGTTGGACAGT